ATCGGTTGTGGAGAAAGCACTTGGTAAAAAGATACCTGTAAAATCATTTCACATTACAGGACCAGATGGAATACGACAACTCAAAAATGTTCTTGGAAGAAAAAAATCAATCTCAACATTTACACAAACTCATGAATCTGAAGCATTAGCTAAAGGTCGTGGTGTTCAAACAGGTATGGGTGGTATCATTTGTTATGTAGAGGGACATTTATTAGCACAAAGAAGTATGGATTTTGATACAACACCTGATAAACAAGGTCGTAGATGGGTAAGTTCTTTTCACGTGTTTGATAAGGATAAGATGATATGGACAAATGCTTTAAAGGCTTCAAAAGTTGATTTTGATAGTATTGATGGAAAAATGGGTAAGATAGAAAGAGACTATAAAGATAAATGGATAGAGGGTGATATTAAGTATGATGAGTATAAAGCAAAAGTTAAAGAAGAACAAGGGCCTTTAGTAGCAAAATATATAAAAGATTTTATTAATGTGGCAAACAAAACTCTAATCAAAAATAAAAAAATATTCAAAAAGAGTTTGATTGATTCCGATGTTAACAAAAAAAGTGCTTGGTGGAATGAAATTGTTGTCTATGATACAAAGATAATTGATATGTTTGTAATGCAAAGAGTATTGGATAATAGTCCACTAGCCAAACTTGAAATAGAAAAATTATTATCAACAGCAAGTGGTAACAAACCAATAACTATTGGTGCACCAGCTCAGTTTAGAAAATGGTTCAAAGAACGAAAAGGTAAAATTCACAAGGGTTAATAATGGATTGGAATAAATTATTTAACGATTTCGCAGATAAGTACTATGCAGTACCCGACTTCACTAATGAAAAACACGTATATGCCCTACAAAACTATCTAATAGAACAAGGTATGTTAACAGAAGATGTTGATTACGCTATCAAAACTCTTTTGTTTGAAGCACCAAAAAAACCTACAAATCCTAAAATAGCAAAACAAGCTAAAGATATGGGATTGAAATGGAAAGGTAAAGGTTATGGTCCTGAAAATGTAAATAAGGTTACTCATAAAGTAGATGGTGATAAACTTGTTGCTGTAGATGATGAAAAGGGTGATGATAAAGAAAAGGGTGATGATAAAGAAAAGGGTGGAGAAGAAAAAGAAGAACCTAAAGCAACTGTAGTAGGTAAAGACGCTGTAGCGGATAGAGGTAAAGACCATAATAAAAATGTTAATACTGATTATACAGATAGAGGCATGGATGAACCTGAAGATGATAAACCTAAAAAGAAGAAAAAGAGTTTTGTTTCTGGAGATTTAAGTAAAGGTGATAATCAAGTAAAAAGTGATATGTTAGAACATGGATATAGTGGTTATAAAAAAGCAACAGGTAAAAAACCTGCACCAGGAGGAGCTGGTTCAGCTTTCAATGAAATAATGTCAGGAGAGGGAGTTAAGATGTTAATGGATAATCCTGATATGACAGAAGAAGATTTAGCTAGAGAGATGTATGAGAGAACTAAAAAAACTAAGCTTGGAAAAGAACAAAAATCAACCTTTGGTGTAAATAAAAAGGATATACCTGAAGATATTGAAAATGAAAATCTTTTCTCTAAGTGTTTAGTTTCTGCTAGGTCAGCAAAAAAGAAACTTGAGAGAACAAAAGAAAGAATTAAAAAATTACAGAAAATCAAAAAATTTGGTGAACCAAAAAAGGTTGAAACTTTTTATGGAGCACAAGAATCTATAGATGCTCAAGTTAAAATGGTAGAAGAAGCTAAAACAGTTATTTTACCTAATGGACAAGAAGTAGACAAAGAAGATGCTATAGCTTTTATACGAGCAGGTGGTAAAGGAATGAATCCATCCGATACTGCTACTTTTGTTACCGATGATAAAGGTAATCTGTTATTACAATTTCATTCTGATAAAACCACTACTAATGATATTCAAGACAATTCAACATTGATGCAAGAGGGTGAAAATTTTAAACAAAATATAGATAACGATCCAAACTTAACAGATAAAGAAAAAGAAGAAGCTAAAAAACTTATTGATGAATATAGTGAAAAAATAAATGATATAGAAGAAAATTACAACAAAGCTGCAGTACCTGTAGCTGATAATTTATTGACTCAACCTGAAGAAGATTTATCAAAAGTTTTAAAAGATAATCCACAAGGTGTTCAGAATAACATAAGTAAAGCTTTGTATGGAGATAATGGAGAACCGCCAGCAAATAGCAAATTTGAAAAATATTTGCCTGAGGGAAAGACTCTTGATGACGATTTAACTGTAGAAGAACAATATCAAATGCTTTTGAGATATGCCGCCGATGGTGGTAAACTTACAGCCGAAATAACAAAATCAATAAATAAAGTAGGTTTAGAGTATCAAAAGCAACATCCTGATGTAGGTGGTTTAGATGTTAAGAAAACTTTATCTGACCAAAGAGAAGAAGTAGTTTCTATGCAAAGAGAAAGAGTTGAAAAACTAAACGAAATGAAATCAGGACTTGGAACATTAATGGAAGCAAAAGAAGTATCAAGGTCGTTTCATTTTAATATGATGGATTATCCACCTAAGAAATATGAAAAGGGAAATCCTAATAGTATTATGGGAGCAGCGATGGATGTCAATATGGGTGGAAATATAGTTGATGGTGAAGTTTTAAAAGAATGTTTAGGTGTAAAAAATTCAAAAGAATTTGAAGAAGAGATGACAATAGTAGAGGTAGATGAGTTACAATATGATAAAAAAGGAAATGTAACTGGTAAAAATGTATACACATACGTCATTGATAAAGACAATAACAGAACAGAAGTAGGATACAAAACTTATCGTTCAAAAAATGGTGCAGCTGGAAAAACACAAAACACTATGAGTTATAGTACAGATATGCAAAATTGCTTTAAGGGGAAAAAATAATGAAGACACAATTGTTAGCGACATTTTGTAAAAGGAATAGATTATACGAAACAATAGATTTGATTATAGCTTGTAACGATATAGTGTTCGACAAGATATATGTATTTCAGAATGAGAATGATTATCATCAATTGATATGTACATACAACGTAGAAGCAACCGATGATTATATTGAGAGTTCAGTAGATACTATTTCCATACACAGAAAGAAACAATCAAACTCTTTATACACAATAAACGCACTTAATGAATTAGTCAAGACATTAAACAATGGTGTATTAGATAACTCATTCCCAATACCCTGGGAGAACTACAGAAACCGTATGTTATTGACAAATGAAGAGGGACTTTACGAAATACCAACGAGGGTATATTCGATAATACACACAAAAACTTGGAAATCTGACATAGACGAAAAATAAAATGAGTTTAAAAAAACATATAGAAGAATTTGACAAATTACATCCAGAGTATTCTGAAGGTATTGATTATACTGATAACTTATTTGCTCCTGTCGAAGAATTGGAAAATCATATTCACGATAGAGATGGGATTATTGAAAATTTAGAGGAAGAAATACTTGAATTAAAAAATCAAATTTCTATATTACAAAAACAAAAATCTACTATTTTAGAAGAATTAAAGGAATCTGGCTGGTTAGAAAATAAAGTTACTTTCTCATCAAAATATAAAGGTAACATTAAAACAATTCTTGGTGAAATAAAAGTTGTAGATACAAAGATAATATCTATGTTAACAACCGTTGGAAGAAAAAAACAAGCTAATCAAAAATTAACTTGGAAAGGTTGGTTAACCATACCAGAGAATAGATATCTGTATGAAATAAATGAAAGTGTAGCTAAAGATGTTTATAATGCTACTACTGAATATATAAGAAGAAATTTTGAAGATAGAAAAATATCACGAGGTGGTGGAGCAGTTACAGAAAAAAATTACTCATTAACATTTAGTGGGAATGCTGGTGCTGGTAGTCTAAATAATCATGTAACAACTGATTTTAACCCCGATACTTATAACCTTAATTTAGGATTTACTGTTTCTTATTGGGTTAGACCAGATGAAGTAGGAAATACTATGTTTGCATTCGGTAGAAAGCATGCCAATAACCAACGATTTACATTTGGTATTAATAGAAAACGTCAATCATTCTTCGGCATTGGTTCAAATACAGGAGTAAAAGCATGGGTTAACATGGACACCCCAGTAGAAGAATCATTGTTAGTTGAGGACGGTAGTTACTGGAATCTAAAAACAGATGGTACTTGGTATCATATAGTAGTAACGTATGATGACCGCTCAGATACATCTTCTGGTACGGCTCGTAAAGTATATGTAAACGGAGTACTTCGTCAGACAGATAATTTCAATTGGAGCTTCACAGGTGGTGATACTGGTGGTATGATTTTTGGGGGGCGCAGAACATCAGGCAACCAATATGAAAACGGATGGGCTTGTGGTCTTCAAGATGTAGCTATTTTTAATACAGCTAAAGATTCTGATTGGGTTGCAAATGTATATCGTGGTAAAAGTGAAACGGATTTATCAGGCGAAAGTGGTATTGTAGGATATTGGAGATTTAATGAGGGTAGTGGAACTACAGCTTATGATTCATCAGGAAATGGTAATCATGGAACTTTGACCGCTGATTCTGGAGATACTACAGATTATCCAACTTGGTCAACAGATAAACCATAAAAAATAAAAAAATAAAATGTATTTTGGGGAATTTATATAATACTTATTTATGTATGAAAATGGTTACACAAAAAACAGTAACAGTAACAATTAAACAATTAAACTTAATGAATAACAAATAGGAGATATCTAATGGATATTAACGCACTGAAGAAGCGTCTAGGTCAACTTCAAATCACAAACAATCGTACCTCAAATCTATGGAAGCCGTCACCCGGCACAACTCAAGTAAGAATCGTACCTTATAAATTTAATAAGGACAATCCTTTTATCGAGTTATTTTTCCATTATGATTTAGGTAGAAAATCTTATCTTTCACCAATGTCATTCGGTCGTCCAGACCCAATCGAAGAGTTTTCTCAAAAACTCAAAGCTTCGGGTAACAAGGAAGACTATCAATTAGCTCGTAAAATTGAATCCAAAATGAGAACGTTTGCTCCAGTAGTAATACGTGGTGAAGAGAATCAAGGTGTTAAGTTTTGGGGTTTTGGTAAAACAGTTTATCAAGAACTGCTTTCCATTATTGCTGATCCTGATTATGGTGATATTACCGATTCAATGAATGGTCGTGATATTACTGTAGAGTTCAAGACAGCAGAAGAAGTTGGAGCTTCGTTTCCAAAAACAACAATCAGGGTTAAACCAAATCAAACCCCGATTACGGAAGATGCAACTCTTCTTGAGAATCTTATAGATAATCAAAAGGACATCACCGAAATCTATCAGGAACAAACCTATGAAGAACTAACTGAAGTTCTAAATAATTGGTTGAATCCAGAAGAGGGTGATGAAGAATCACAAGAGCAACCTGTAACTAAATCCGAAGTTAAAGAAGATGTAAAATCAACTGAGGATGTTTCAGCAGCATTTGACGATCTGTTTAATAACTAATAGAACACGAATAAGTTGGGGAGTGCGAGTTCCGACTTTCACTCCCCTAAGTTATATAAATTTAGGAGACATTATATGTCAACAAGAGACGAATTGGCAGGGCAACTTGCCGCTAGTTTAAATAAAACTTTCAAAGATACTAAAGTCGCTTATTTTCTTGATGGTTCAGATACAACACCCACAGATATAAAAGAATTTATTTCCACAGGTTCTACATTGTTAGACTTGGCAATATCAAATAGACCAAATGGTGGTATTGCAGTAGGTAGGATATCAGAACTTAATGGATTAGAATCAAGTGGTAAATCTTTGGTTGGTGCACATCTTTTAGCTGAGACTCAGAAAAAGGGTGGTGTGGCAGTTTACATAGATACTGAAACTGCAGTAAGTCAAGATTTTCTAAAGGTTATTGGTGTTGATATCAATAGTATGTTGTATTTGCATTTAGAAACTGTAGAAGATATATTTGCAGCAGTAGAAGAGATTGTATCCAAAGTTCGTGAATCAGACAAAAATAGGTTAGTAACTATCCTTGTAGATTCACTAGCAGCTGCATCTACAAACGTAGAGATGGAAGCAGACTTTGATAAGGATGGTTGGGCTACAAGTAAAGCAATCATTATATCTAAAGCTATGAGAAAAATTACTCAAATGATTGGTAGACAGAGAGTGGCTCTTGTGTTTACAAATCAGTTAAGACAAAAATTAGGTGTGATGTTCGGAGACCCCTGGACAACAAGTGGTGGAAAAGCACTACCATTTCACGCATCTACAAGAGTTAGATTAAAAAACAAAGGTCAAATCAAAGATAAAAAGAATCACGTTATTGGTATGACGATACTTGCACAAGTTATCAAGAATCGTTTAGGTCCACCTTTGAGAAGTTGTGAGTTCCCTTTATACTTTGAAAGTGGTATTGATGATGTAGGTAGTTGGTTAAAAGTAATGAAAGACCATAAGATTGTAAAACAAGCTGGTGCATGGTATACACTTACAGACCACTTAGGAGCAGAACACAAGTTTCAATCAAAAGAATTCGGAGAGAAACTATCAGACCCTGATTTCAAATCATTCGTTTACGAACAGATATGCGAAAAAGTTATATTGAAATATGATATGAAGGATTTGGGAATAGATGATGTAGTTGAGACGGAAGAGGTGGTTGGTGAGTGATGTCAAACGCCAGATACCTTTCCATCCTGAATGAGATAAAGAAAAAAGGTGGTTCTGTTAACTTTCAGAACACAAACAAAAAAGTACTAATAGTTGACGGCTTGAATACTTTTATCAGAGTATTCAGCGTAATGCCAACTCTAAACGACAACGGCGTTCATGTTGGTGGCATTGTTGGTTTCCTTAAAAGCATAGGATTTGCCATTAATATGTTTAATCCCACTCGTGTTATCATAGTATTTGATGGCAAGGGTGGGAGCAACCGCCGCCGTAAATTATATTCCGATTACAAAAACAAACGTAGAACGTCTTACAGAGTTAATAGAGTAGCAGGTTTAGAAAACGTAGAGGATGAGAGACGGAATATGTATCTACAACTCAGAAGAGTTGCAGAGTATCTTGAATTATTACCAGTAACTAATATATCCGTAGATGGTATCGAAGCAGATGATGCTATAGCTTATATCGCAAAGAGTGTAATACCCGATGGTGAAAAGATTATCATGTCAACCGACAAAGATTTCCTACAATTAGTATCAGACGATATCAAAGTTTGGTCTCCCACAAAAAAGAAATTATATAACAAAGAAGCAGTTTTAGAAGAGTATTGTGTAACTGCAGAGAATTTTATTATGGCTAAAATATTTGAGGGTGATAAGTCTGACAATATAAATGGTGTAAAAGGAATAGCCACTAAAACATTGGTAAAAAATATACCAACTTTGGGAGTTGAGAATAATAATTATAGTCTACAAGAGATATACAAATATGCACACAAACACAAAGATGATGATGGAAACTTCTTTGTGAAAATATTACAGAATAAGGAGTTACTTGAACGTAACTATAAGTTGATGCAGTTAGAAGATGTGAACATAAGTGCTTCAACTAAAACAAAATTAATCGATGTTATCAGAGGTCCTATCAGACGTTTAGTAAAATTTAAATTTGAAGCCATGTTTATGGAAGATAGATTATTTCAAAATCTACCAAATGTAAGTAGTTGGTTAGCTCAGACATTTACCACTATGGATAAGTATGCGGAAAAAACCAATGGGTAGAAAAAAGAAATATTTTACAGCAAAGGAAAAGAAAGAAGCTCAAAGAAAATGGCAAATGGATTATTACTACAGAAATAAAGAGACCATTTTGAAGAAGATGAAAGACAAGTATAGACAGAAGAAATTAAATTTATCAAAAACAAGACTCACGAAAGAGATATATGGAGAGTAACACTTCTTTAGTAGAATTTGGAACTTCATTCCAATCCAAAGTTATAGCATCTTGCTTAACTGATACGATGTTTTTACAAACAATCATGGAAGTTCTTGAGCCAGAGTATTTTGAATCTGATTCAAATAAGTGGTTGGTTCAAGAAATACATAACTATTTTATAAAGTATAAAACCACACCTACATTAGAGGCTATCAAGATAGCAATAGATGATGTTGAGAATGATGTGCTGAAGATATCAGTTGTAGAAGCACTAAAAGATGCTTGGAGACATAGAGAAGCAACAGACTTACAGTTTGTTCAAGAAAAAACATTAGAGTTTTGTAAGAATCAAGTTATCAAATCTGCTATTATGGAATCTGTAACTCTATTAGAAAATCAAAATTATGATGGTATAAAAACAGTTATAGATAGTGCTATGAAAGCTGGAACAGCTGTAGATATTGGACACGATTATAACGTGGGTATTGAAGAGAGATTAACTAAGTCTACAAGAGTTACGATAAAAACGCCGTGGGATATTACAAATGATATCATGGATGGTGGTTTAGGTGAGGGTGAATTAGGTGTTGTAGTTGCGCCAGCAGGTGTTGGTAAGACTTGGTTACTTCAGAGTATAGCTGCAGGTGCTTTGAAAAGAGGATTTACTGTAGTTCATTACACATTAGAATTGAATGAAACCTATGTTGGGTTAAGATATGATACTGTTTTTAGTGGTATAACTACACAAAACATTAAGTTTCAAAAAGATGAAGTGAAGAAAGTCATTGACTCTATTGAGGGTAAGATGATTATTAAATACTACCCAACAAGAGCAGCAACTGTTAATACACTTTCAGCACATCTAAAACAATTAGAACTAAAAAATATAAAACCTGATATGGTTATTGTTGATTACGCTGATATCTTGAGAGATAATAGTGGTATGAGAGAGGTAAGACATCAGTTGGGTGCTGTATATGAAGAGTTAAGAGGATTAGCTGGTGAGTTTAAAGTTCCAATATGGACTGCATCACAAGCAAATCGTTCAGCATTAGAAGAAGAAGTGATAGAAGCAACAAAGATTGCAGAAGCATACAGTAAGATTATGATAGCTGACTTCGTATTGAGTATCAGTAGAAAAGCAGAAGATAAGTTAAGTCATACTGCAAGATGTCATATCATTAAGAATAGATTTGGTATTGATGGTGTAACTTATCCAATGAGTATGAATACTAATCTTGGTCAGATAGAGATTTATGAGTCAACAACTCAGCCAGGTAAAGAACAACAAGGTAAAATGGATAATAGTGAAGAATTTAAGAGACAATTGTTGGCAAGTAAGTACAACGACATGAAACAGAGTGATGTAGATGGCTTTGAATAAAACTAATAAGAAAAAATTATTTAAAAATAGTAAAAAAATTAAATAGTTTGTTTTTAATCTGATATATATTATAGTTATCATTGTATAAAGTTTACAGGAAATAGGAGGAGCCAGAAGAAAATGGAAAAGTTTAAGTTATCGGAAAATTTCGTCAGTAAGTATAAGAGAAAGAAAGCACCTTTCGGTTTTAATGGGTTAGGAGAATTAGTTTACATGAGAACATATTCTCGTATTAAAGACGATGGTAAAAACGAGAGGTGGTGGGAAACAGTTCAAAGAGTTGTAGAAGGAACTTACTCGATGCAAAAAAATCACATTGATAACTATCAGTTGGGTTGGAATGCATGGCAAGCTCAAAAATCAGCACAAGAAATGTACGACAGAATATTTAATATGAAGTTCCTACCACCTGGTCGTGGTTTATGGGCTATGGGAACAGCAATAACCGAAGAAAAAGGGTTATATGCAGCTCTTAACAATTGTGCATTCGTATCAACATCAACAATCAAAGAAGACTACTCAAAACCATTCTGTTTCCTAATGGATGCATCTATGTTAGGTGTAGGTGTCGGTTTTGACACTAAAGGTGCTGGTGAAATCGTAGTAAAGGGTATAAATAAGAGTAGAAACAAAGAAATATTTGAGATACCTGATACAAGAGAGGGTTGGGTAGAATCACTTAGACTATTATTAGAAAGTTTCTTTCATGGAACATCAGCTATCAAGTTTGATTACACTAAGATAAGACAAGCAGGAGAACCAATCAAAGGTTTTGGTGGTGTTTCAAGTGGTCCTGAACCACTAAAAGAAGTTCACGATAGTATCAGAGAAGTATTAGAACGTAATAGTGGTGAACCAATTACAGTAACTACGATCGTAGACATAATGAATCTTATAGGTAAATGTGTTGTAGCGGGAAATGTTCGTAGAACTGCTGAGATCGTTTTTGGTGACCCCGATTCGGAAGAATATTTAGACTTAAAAAATTATAAGGTAAATCCACATAGAGAAATGTATGGGTGGACATCTAACAACTCTATCTTTGCAGAACTTGGTATGGATTATACAGAAGCAGCAAAACGTATTGTAGATAATGGTGAACCAGGTTTTGCTTGGTTGGATAATATGAGACATTACTCAAGAATGAAGAATGGTGGTGACAATAAAGACCATAGAGTAGCTGGTGGTAATCCTTGTCTTGAACAATCACTTGAATCATATGAGTTATGTTGTTTAGTAGAGACATTTCCAAGTAATCATGATTCGTTAGAGGATTATCAGAGGACACTTAAATATGCTTATCTGTATGCCAAATCGGTGACACTTGGTAGAACTCATTGGAGTGATACAAACAGAGTGATGTTAAGAAACAGAAGAATCGGATGTAGTGTAAGTGGTGTCGCACAATTCATAACTAATCGTGGACTAAATGAATTTAGAGATTGGTTAGAGGGTGGATACGATACAATTGAAGAGTGGGATAAGATGTATTCAGATTGGTTTGCAATACCACGTTCCATCAAAACTACTTCAGTAAAACCAAGTGGTACGGTTTCACTATTAGCGGGTGCTACTCCTGGTTTACATTATCCTGAAAGTCGTTTTTACATCAGGAGAGTAAGACTTTCAAATCATTCAGAGTTATTAGAACCATTACAAAAAGCAGGATATAAGTTAGAACCTGCATTTGGTTCGGAAGATACAACAATGGTTGTTGAAGTTCCAGTAGATGTTGGTGAGGGTATCAGAACTGCATCAGAACTTTCTATATGGGAACAATTCAGTCTAGCAGCATTTATGCAAAGACATTGGGCTGACAACCAAGTGAGTTGTACTGTAACGTTCAATCCTGAAACAGAAGCTAATGAAATTGCACCTGCTTTAAACTACTTTCAATATCACTTGAAAGGTATTTCTTTATTACCAAGACATGATTATGGTGCTTATCAACAGATGCCATATGAAGCAATTGACGAAAAGACATACAACAAAGAAGTTAAAAAACTTGGTAAACTTTCATTCGGTGTAATCAAAAACGAAGAAGCAGAAATAGATAAATTCTGTAACAACGACACTTGTGAAATACCAGGCGAAGAAATAAAATAAAGCTTGACTTACATACTATTTTATTCGTATATTCACACATCAAATTAAAGAGGTATAGCTATATATCAAAACATCTTTTATCAGTTTAAGAGACGAAGAATCCATATTTGGGATGACAAAAAAGGGTACTCAGTTGTACCTTTCAGTCAATACGCCTATGTAAAAGATGGTAAAGGAACTCATACATCATTATATGGTGATAAGTTACGTAAATTACCTATCAGTAGAATAGATGAAACCGACACACCTTTTGAATCTGATGTTGCTCCAGAGATTAGATACTTGGTTGATAACTATACAGATTCGGATGAAGTATCTGAGGGTCATCGTGTTATGTTCTTTGATATTGAGGTTGAAGTTACACAGGGTTTTCCTGATGTAAATAAAGCCGAAAATACAATTACATCTATCGCATTTTATGATGATTTAACACGACAGTATTATTGTTATGTTCTTGATGTAGAAAATAAAGTAAATACAAATCAGTTCGGTAATACAACTGTTATTAAGTTTAAAGATGAAAGAGACTTACTAACAGCATTTTTTACAAAATATCTTGAGATATCACCAACAATCATTAGTGGTTGGAATAGTGATAGATTTGACGTTCCTTATCTTTATAATCGTACTCAAAGATTATTAGGTAAAGAAGCTGCTAAGTGTCTATCACCAATCGGTATAGTAGACTATCAAAAATATAAAGGAACATATAAGATTGCAGGTGTGGCTTCACTTGATTATCTTGAGTTATATAGAAAACTTACATTTGGTGAGAGGTCTTCATATCGATTAGATGATATCGGTGAGTTAGAAGTTGGTATAAATAAGGTGGCTTATGAGGGTACACTTAATGATTTATATGATGGTGATAGAAATAAGTTCGTAGAATATAATATAAATGACGTTGTAATCTTACAGAAACTTGATGAGAAGTTAGATTTTATTGGTATTGCTAGAGCTATATGTCACTTAGGACACGTTCCTTATGAAGATGTTTATTACTCATCAAGATTTCTTGAGGGTGCTATTCTTGTGTATCTGAAGAAGATTGGTATCGTAGCACCAAATAAAATAAGAGCTAACAGACAACTGATGGATGGAACTGATAAATTTGCAGGTGCATATGTCCAAGACCCACAAAAAGGTAAACACGAATGGGTGTATGACTTAGATATTACAAGTATGTATCCGTCTATTATTATGAGTTTAAATATATCTCCTGAAACTAAGTTGGGTAAATTAGATAGTTGGGATGTAGAACCATTCCTCAAAGGTGTTGATAGAACATACAGTATTAAAGATAAGAATGGTAAGGAGAGTGCTAAACTAACCACAAGTGAGTTTAAGAACTTTTTAGAAACTCACAATGTATCTATATCTTCTAATGGTGTATTGTACACACAAGATAGAAAAGGTCTTATACCAACACTATTAGAAAAGTGGTTCGATGATAGAGTTCAGTTTAGAAAGTTAGCTAAGAAGTTTGCTGAACAAGGTGATAAAGAAAAATATGCATACTTTGATAGACGACAATACATTCAAAAGGTTGTTCTAAACTCATTGTATGGTGTATTGGGATTACCTATATTTCGTTTTTATGATTTGGATAATGCAGAAGCAACTACTACTACAGGTGTTGAGTTGATTAAATATACTAAGAGAATGTCTAATCATTATTACAATTCGGTGGTAGAAGATAAAGAAGATTATTGTATCTATATTGATACAGATTCAGTTTTCTATTCTGCTATTCCTATCATTCAAAAGAAATATCCACATATAGATATCAAAGATGAAACTTTGATGACTAACAAAATATTAGAGATTGCATCAGAGGTTCAACAATATCTAAATAACTCATATGATTTATTTGCTAAGAAGTTTTGTAATATAGACGAACATAGGTTTGAGATTAAGCAGGAATTAATTGCTAAGAGTGGTTTATTTGTTACTAAGAAACGATATGGTATGAAGATTATCAATGATAATGGTGTTAAGGTAAATAAACTTCACGTCAAAGGTTTAGATATAGTTCGTTCAAGTTTCCCTGCAGCATTTAAAGAGTGTTTAACTAAGGTATTAGAAGATATATTAGCAGGTGTTCCAATGTTAAAGATTAATGAGTTTATTCTTAACTTTAAAAAATCCATGAAGTTAAAAAACTATGATACAATATCAATGCCAACTTCAGCTAAGAATGTTAAGAAATTTATATCAATGGGTGAGGGTATTCTCATAGCTAAAAAGGGAACTCCAGTTCATATCAAATCAGCAATCAATTACAATAACTTTTTGTTGATTAATAAATTGAATAAGAAATACCCATCAGTTGGTAATGGTGAAAAGATTAAGTGGACTTATTTAAAAGATAATCCACTCAAGTTTGAAACAATTTGTTACAAAGGGCATGAAGACCCTAAACAAGTATTAGATTATATAAAAAAATACATTAATACAGATAAGATTTATAAACAAGCATTAGCTAAAAAAATCAAGATGTTATATGAAGCATTAAAATGGGAAGAACCAAATGATGATTTTGGTTTCAATAAATTTTTCTAATGCATAAGTATATTTTAGCGGTTGGTTGTAGTTACACCATAGGTCATGATTGTGAAGATTCTCGAATCATATATGGAGTTGATGTGAATCATCAATATGGTAATTGGCCTCATTACTTAGGTAAACTAACTGATAGGATAGTTGTGAATAAGGGTGCAAATGGTGTTGGTTCATTTTATATGGCTAATCAAGTTTATGAATTAGTTGATGAATATAATGATGAAGATTTTGTTGTTATGGTAATGTGGTCGGGATTGCATAGATATGATATGATTGAAAATGATGAATGGCTTCATAGTGGAATGTCAAAAACTGGTCGTGAGGGATTTAGAGAAAATTATCTAAAATATATGTACAGTAATCAAAATGCATATTATCATACAATACTTAATATGTTGAATGTTCAAAATTTTTTAAAACAAAAAAACATAAAATATTTGTTCTTAACCCACAGAGATATACTATCTGAATTTTATCAAAAGTATGAAAAAGTTAGTTATTTAGAAAAATGTATAGATTGGGATAATTTTTATTTCCACGATGGATTTAAAGGTTGTATGGAATGGTGTACAGAAAATGGTTTAGAACTTAATGATACTAGCCATCCTTATTCTGAAGGTTATGAGAAATATGCAGAACATCTTAATGATGTATTTAATGGAAAATTACTTTAATTTGGAGAAATAACATGATACTTATATATATGTATATAAAGGAGTTACAAAATGGATAAACAAACGCTGATGGGATTTGTCAACAGATTCTATTTAGGTGGTCAGACACAATCTGCACCTGTCGTTTCAACAAAAGATACACTTAGTTGTTCATTCATCAATTCAGCAAAAAGTTGTGTTGGTGATATCGTTCTGGCTAAGAATGGTTTCGGTGATTATGAGATGGGATTGTATGAGATACAAGACTTAATCAAGTTATTGAATGTAGTAGATGGTGAGTTGGTTGTTGAAGCTAATGAAGTTGGTGATGTCGTATCACAATTGGTAATCAAACAAAAGAGTAACAACACCAAAGTTAACTATGGCTTAGCCCGTCTTGATGTGGTTTCTAAAAAACCAGATTTGACAAATGTTCCTGATTTTGAATTAGAACTAAAGATAGATAAACATTTTATCAGTTCTTTCATATCAGGTAAAGGTGCTTTGAGTGATGTTTCTACTTTCGCAGTCTTATCAGACGGTGTAGAAGCAAAGGTTGTTATTGGTTATAGTTCAAGCACACAATCAAACAAGGTAACTATTCCTGTAGAAGCTAAGAAAATATCTTCTCTTGACGATGCTATCTTTTTTGATGCAGATACTTTCAAAGAAGTTCTAACTGCAAATAAAGATTGTGAATCAGCAACTCTTTATGTTTCAAGTCAAGGGTTGGCTAAGGTTAGTTTCAAGGTAGATAATTTCGATTCAAGTTACGTATTAGTAGCTAAAACTACTGTAGACTAATGGAAGAATATGTAGATAAATCAAAAGTTTATCTACAGGAAATAGATAAGAAAACTGCGAAGAGGATGATTGTAGACAATCACTATTCGCATAAATTTTCTTCTTGTAGGTACGCCATAGGTATATTCTATAAGTCAGAAGAAGCACATCCTTTTTTTAAGGATATGAATCAAGAAAAACTTATTGGTTGTATGACTTATGGCTACCCTGTAGGAAGATCGGTTATGAAGTCTATTTTCAAGGATGAAGAAATCTTGCAAACAAAGAATATTCTGGAGTTAACAAGATTATTCATCCATGATGGGTATGGTAAGAATATTGAATCTTACTCTATCTCACAATCATTCAAGTGGTTGAAAAAATACGATAAGGATGTTAAGGTATTAATCAGTTATGCAGACCCAGACAGATTACATTTAGGTGGTATTTACAAAGCTACCAATTGGATGTATCAAGGAGCAGGATTGAATCTAATGCCAAACCATTCAGTATCTTTAGTTAAACCTTATGAGTGGATACATAGTAGAACTGTATCAGCTACTTGGGGAAGTCATAATGTGGAGAAGCTGAAAGCAGGTATAGGACATACGTTTTGGAGAAGAAAAGAACCAGAAAAGCATCGTTACATTTATTTTATAGGAAATAAAAAAGAAAATAAGAAGTATATGAAAAATTTAAAGTATGAATCAAAACCATATCCTACAGACCCTGAACAATATGTTCCACCTGTAGAGGAGATTGAAGTAGAAAGTAAACTATGAGTAAGTTATTAGGAGCTATCTGTCTTAGTATAATGGGACACATAATAGCATTTTTCCATATGAATGGACAATTTAAGTGGGATTTTATGAAATCTCAATGGTGGATAATATTAGCAGGATTACCTATAAGTTATCTGTTTTACTATTCAACACGACTTTCATATGAACACTTTGGTTATGTATGGAATATCAGATTAATAGGATTTGGTCTTGGTAACTTGATATTTGCAGTAATGACTTGGGGTATATTAGGTGAGATACCTAATTGGAAAACAGGTCTTTGTTTAGTTCTTGCAACAACTATAATTTTAATACAACTTGTGAATAAATAATATGGTTAGATTTATAATATGTGGTTGGCACATGAATCAAGAAACAGTATTAAATGGTTTTAATACATTACAAGAATACAATCCAGATGATATTCACGTTTTTTGGTCTTGTCACAAAGAACCTACAGATTTTATAAAAGAAAACTTTGATTATAAGGTATTTCCTAATGGTGGAGAAGAGTATGGTGCATACGAACAAGCTATAAACTATCTTGATATAGATGATGAAGATGTGTGTTTCTTTATGCACGATGATTTAGTCATAAAGGATTTTGAATTTATTAAATTAGTTATTGATATTCTTACTTTAGATGGATACAAGATTATGGGTAATGGTGCTAACTATCTTGTTCAAAACTATGACTATAATAAGGTCATTGATGTTGGTATTAAGGAAGAGTTTGATGGTATGAGAGCAGTTGATTATGTCAAAGAAGAGAATAGACATATTTTTGATAAACCAATCAAAAACCTTATAAGTGTTAGACCAAGTTTCTTAGCTATGCAATACAAAACTGTTAAGGAGATAGGTGGGTTTGAACCAAGATATGATGCATATGTTTCAGCAGAGTTAGTAAATGAAGAAAAAGGTGAGTATGGTTACAGAGGTGGTAAAGGATTGAGCAGTTGGGGAAATGAATTTCCTAATTTAAATAACTACAAGTATAATAGGCTATTTGACTATAATCAAATAGGGTTTTTATCAAAAAAATACTTACGTTCCGATTGGATATATGAATGTGCTAGAGGAAAAATATTGGATAATTATGAAAACTCAAAAGAATCACAAACTGATTTCTATCGTGGTGACGACCTTAAAAAAATAATGGGAAGAGATAGCTGAAAAAAGACTTGACTTATACTGGTTTTTATTCGTATATTCTGGTATACTAAATTGGAGAAATATAAGCTTTATGGTAATAGGAATAGATGTAGACGGAGTGTTAAGAGATTTTTGTCAAGGACTTACTAAAGTGGTTCGTGAAAATTATCCTCACTATCTTAAAGATGATTTTGTGGAAATATCAGATTGGAGTTTCCAAAATGATTTTAATTGTACCAGAGAAGATATAAAAAGAATTTATCGTGATGAATACGCGAAAGAGATTATGGGAGATAGTATTCCTATAGATGGTGCTATAGAACAAATGTATGATTTATTTGAATGGGCGGATAATAATAATCATAGTCTTGTTTGTGTTACTTCTCAGATACCACACGTTAGACATTATACTTTATCTTGGTTAGGTAAGTATGGATTGAATTTTGATACAGTATACTTTACAAGAGGTAGATTTAAATGGAAGATACCTGTGGATTATTTAGTAGATGATTCACCAGAAAACTTTGATAATTGGGTTAGAGGTCGTGGAATGAAAGAGGGTTATATAATGATGAATCAAATATACAATCAAGAATCAAACCCAAGTTATAGAATTAAAGAATTAAAAGAAGTAATGGATATTGTAAATGGCTAAAGTAAATAATTTAAAACATAATAAACAAGATGGTTCTTATACTTTAAAAAGTAAAACTAAAGAAGGTAAAAAAGGTGCTTGTACAGAATGTGGGGAAGATGGAAAGACACGAGATTTATTATATAGATATAAAACAGAAGATTACGTATCAGTTACAGATTACTTAGAAGAACATTTAATAACTTATTCTACACACGAATCCATAAGACCAATTTGGTGTACGAAATGTCATTCGTTAGTTGAATATAAAATAAGAATAAAAAATAGTTCAGATAACTCGTGAAGATTACATCTAAAGGTATACCAAAAAGTTGGACTTCTAATCCTGACTCAATTAATATTATAAGTATGATGATAAAAGATATCTATAATAATAGAAAATTAAAATCTGAAATAGATTATGAGTTAAATGATAATTTGAAGATTAACTCAATTAAAGTATTAAGAGGACATTATGAGGCAACTGTTGCAACAGGAGAAGAGAGAAAATATTCTTTAAGAATATATAAAGATACTATAGACATTTATCAAAGAAGAATGAAGATTCAAAATAAATTAGGAATGTTAAGAGAGAGAATTGAATGGTGGTGTCAAGAAAATGGTTATGAAAAGATGGGTTTACAAAGAGAAGTAAAAAGTAAAACTGGTGAATACACATATAGATATTCTGATTGGGAACTGGTAGATGACCACGAAGGACTTATGATTAATGATTCTCAATGGCTACCATCATCAAAACAAATAAAACAATATAATGAATTATGGAAAAAATATGAAACAAGTAATTAATTGCTTAAAAGAAAATAATCCAGTTATAAACAAAAAACTAAAAGAGGTTACAATTGATGAAGGACTCGAAATTGCGACAATATTATTCGAAACGCTTAACAAACGACAAGATGGAATTGGTCTGGCCGCTAACCAAGTGGGTATTGACGCCGCTGTTGCTGTTGTTAATGTTCGTAAGCCAATTATACTTATAAATCCTAAAGTTGTAGAACAATGGGATGAGATAGATTATTATGAGGGTTGTTTATCATATCCAAAAAAAGGTGTTAACACTAAACGATATAAAAATATTATTATTAAAACTGAACAAATAGAAAGTAATTTATATTTTAGTGGGGCAAAAAATCCAAGTGATGGTAAAGGTAGTTGGGAAAAGGAACAACAAAATAAAGAAGATATAGAATTACGAACACTTGAAGCAGTATGTGTTCAACACGAAATAGATCATTTAAATGGAATTATATG